CACATAGAGCATCACATAGAGCTAGAGAAAGAAGAAAAAATAGGTTAAAGAAGAAATAATGGCTAGTCTATTTGCAAATCCTTTGGCACAAAAAGCTTTTTCATATTTGATGAATAAAGCTGGTTTTGATGCTAGAAAAGCAATAAATTTAGTTAGTGAAAAAATGAACAATGATCAAGCATTAATAAAATTAATGAAAGAATATGGTTATAAACCTACAAAAACACCAATGGTGGATAAAGCTTTAGGTCCTGGAGGTAAAAAATAATGGGAACATACGCAAAAGGTAAAAGATCATTAGCAATATCAGACAGATCTGGTATGGCTTTTCCTTATCAAGAAATGGTAAGAGAGTGGAATGGATCTTTAGTTCACATATCTGAGTTTGAACCTAAACATCCTCAAATAAGAAGAAAAAAAGTTGTGGCAGATGCCATTGCTTTACAAAACACTAGGACACAAGACTTCCAACAACCTGAAGCGCCTTTCTCAAACGATATTACAGTGGCTGGTTCGGGTGGCGCAGGACAAGCGGTGGCTAGTCTTACATTACCTGGTCAATTTGCCTTTCAAGTATTTTCTGCAATAGAGCATGACGGTTCAGAAATAAACACTATGCAACCAAGAGATCCTTCTTTACAAAATAAAAGAAGAGAAGCTAGATCTCAAGTTGGAGAAGTAACAGTAGGAATATCATAATGGCTATAACATATTCAAATTTTTTAACACAAGTCAGAAACTACACAGAGGTAGATAGCAATGTTTTAACTGATGCTTTATTAGATCAATTTATCAGAAACACTGAATTAGAAATAGCTGGTGCTGTAGATTATGACGATCTTAGAAAATATTCTACTTCAAATTTTACAGTGGGTAATCGTTATGTATCATTACCATCAGATCTTCTTGTTTTAAGATCTGTGCAAGTGATAGATGGAAGCACAAGAGTTTTTTTAGAAAAAAGAGATACTAGTTTTATTTCAGAATTTAATCCTACTGGTGTTCAAGGGTCACCAAAATATTATGCTAATTGGGAGGACAATGTTCAAACAGGACCAGTTATTTTAGTTGCTCCTACTCCTGCTGCAGCTAGCACTGTGCAAATCAATTATATTAAAGATCCACCACATTTTGACAGTTCAACAAATACTTTCATATCTACTCATCAAGAAGCTCTGTTATTGTATGGGGTATTGAAAGAGGCGTTTGGATTCTTAAAAGGCCCTGCCGATCTTTACAATCAATACTCGCAAAGGTACAATGACAGTATACAAGCTTTTGCCCTACAACAAATGGGTAGACGAAGAAGAGGAGAGTACGACAGTGGAGTTCCTCGAATTAAAATACCTTCACCGTCACCATAAAATTTATAAGGAGATAACATGGCTATAACTACAAACGCGATCTGTAATACTTTTAAAAAAGAATTATTAGAAGCAAAACACAATTTTAGTAATCCGGGCGGAAATACATTTAAGTTAGCGATGTACACAAACTCGGCTGCTTTAGGAAAATCAACAACATCATTTACAACTGGGAACGAAGTATCATCACCATCTGGTGGATACTCTTCTGGTGGTAAAGCACTTGTAAACACAGGAACGTCTTTAGCAACAAACACTGCTATCACAGATTTTTCTGATTTATCATTTGTTGGTGTAACATTAACAGCGAGAGGCGCTTTAATTTATAATGATTCTGCAACTGGTGATCCAGGTGTGGCCGTTTTAGATTTTGGCGGTGATAAAACTGCATCTGCAGGAACATTTACTATTCAGTTTCCAGCATTTACAACGAGCGCAGCTATATTGAGAATCGCATAATCTAGGAGGGAGCCGATGCTATGGCAAATTACATTTATTCGGTAACCGTAGCATCGGGCAACCTCTACGGAGGCGGCACCGGTAACGTTTTTTATTTAGACGGTGTTAGAAACTCAACTGGTCCAGGCACAGTATCGTGGGTTAATGGTGGAACTTTAAGGTTCGATCAAAGCGATAACACTAACGATGGCCATCCATTAATATTTAGCACAACAACAGGCACTGGTGGAATCATTTCATCAGGTGTAACTTACTATCTAGATGGTTCTAGCAACCAAGCTAATTACACCAACACAACAACTTTCAACGCAGCTACAACAAGATACGTTGAAGTAACTCCTTCTTCTGAAACAGATTTTTATTATTTATGTTATGTTCACGGAATTGGCATGGGTGGTATTTTTGATATCACTCAAAATACATGGGGAGCTTTAACATGGAATCTTGGAAACTGGGGTGATACTTCAAGCGCAGGAGCTTCAGTAACAGGTTTATCTACGTCTTTAAGTTTAGGAGATTTAGCATACGCTGCTTCTTCAACAGGATGGGGAGCTTTAGAGTGGAGTAAAGGTGCTTGGGGTAAAGTATCAGATTCTGGATTTGAAGTTGCAACTGGTGTGTCTGCTTCAATGTCAATTGGAGATTTATCATTTGCTGGTGCATCAGAAGGTTGGGGAAGACCGTCTTGGAACTTAGGAGCTTGGGGTATAACAGGTGACGTATTAGCTGCCGGATTTGATTTACCAATGTCAATTGGAGATGTAACCGTTGACGCAAAAGTTGAAGCTGGTTGGGGCCGTGGTGGCTGGGGTAACAGAGCATGGGGAGAAACTTATTCTGTTTTACCTACAGGGCAAGTAGCTACAATTTCTCAAACTAGTGTTGTTGCTAAAACTGATGTAAGCATATCAGTTTCAGGCTTAGATCTTTTAACAATTACACAAGGATTAAATTCTATACAAATTGATAATAACGTCACTGTATTTGTTGGTGAAGATGCTTTACAAGCTACAGCAGCTCCAGTATTAGGAGTTACAGGGGTCGCTACTGTAGATCCTACTACAGCTGGATTGGCATCCATATCTACGGGACAAGTAGTTGCAGGGTTGAAAACACCTGTAGACGTAACAGGGATATCTGCAAACTTAAATTTAGGAAGTGTTTCATTAGTACAGACAACTGTTGAAAGCGTAACAGGGCAAGCTCTTGGAGCTTCTTTAGGCACACTGGTTCCAATACCTGGTCAAATTATAGGTGCTTCAGGATTAACTGTTACATCGGCTATAGGAAACGTAACATTACAAGCTAATGCTAATATACCGGTGACAGGACTAGACTTGACTACTGGTATTGGTTCCGTTAATATTACCGCATGGAGCGAGATCAATCCTGGCGTAAATAATAGTTGGACTGAGGTTGATAGAGCAGCATAAATTTGTTAAAATGATTTAAACAGGAGCTATATGGCATCAAGTTATTCAACAGATCTTAAACTAGAGTTAATGGTAACCGGTGAAAACGCTGGTACGTGGGGTGATAAAACTAATACCAATTTAAATTTAATTCAACAAGCTATTGCAGGTTTTGAACAAGTTACACTATCAAGTGGTGGAACTTTAGCACTTGTAATGACAAACGCAACTTTGTCAAATGCAAGAAACATGGTAATTAAATTTGCAACGGCTTCAATCGCTGCAAGTACAGTTTGTACTATACCTGACTCAATAGAAAAATTTTACATCTTTGATTGCACAGGATTAACTAACCCATCAAATTTAACAATCAAAACTGCATCAGGGACAGGTTTTTCTCCTGACAGAGCAGCCATCTTTGCAGCTTATTCTGATGGAACAAATTTAAAAGAAATATCTTTAGACACTTTAGGTGGAACTGTAGCTGCAGCTCAAATCGCTACTAATGCAGTTACAACTGACAAAATTTTACAATCAAACGTTACAACAGCTAAATTAGCTGCAGGCGCAGTAACAGCAAACAATATTGCTCAATCAACAATCACAACTGCAAAACTTGCTCAAAACTCAATAACAGCAAATCAAATTACTCAATCAACAGTCACGCAAGCTAAATTAGCTGCAAACTCAGTTGGTCCAAGTCAATTACAATCAACTGCGGTAACTGCCGGTTCTTACACTTTCTCATCAATCACGGTTGATGAAGATGGTAGAATTACTGCAGCGTCATCTGGATCTGTTTCTTCAGGTTCTTTCTATCCGGCAAAAATTTTTGGAAACACAGCGAGTTCTAACACTGAGCCACAAGGAAACTCAGGGAACTACACAGCACCTGCAAATACAAATAAAATTGCAATGTTAATGGTTGGTGGTGGTCCTGGTGTTTCTGGAGTTTACAACACAGTTCACAGAGGAAATAACGCTGGTTACGGATACGTAGTAACTCCAATCACTCAACCTTACACAGCTGCTTGGGTTGTTGGAACTAGAGGTGCCCCAGCAACAATCGGAGCTGGAAATGGAAATGCTACAACTTGGAACACAAACCAGTTTGTTGCTAACGGAGCTGGAGGATCTGGTCCTTCACCTAAACAACCAGGTAACATAGATACTCCAAACGTTGGAACTCTTATATTTGATTATTCACAAAACGATGATATTATGCC